ACGAATAAGTATCTTCTCTACGAGGGATGTGTAGTTGATGAGTTTACGCTCACCATTCCTGAAGATGATGTGCTGAAGTGTTCTGCTAAGTTTACTGCTGCTGATGCCGCCGCACCTTCCGCTACTGATTACAAGGGAACGGGTAGTAATGCAACGGAGAGCACCGATGCAATGCTTACGTGTGATGATATTAGTGCCATTAAGTTAAGTGTAGACAATGGGACTACCTGGGCTGATGCTACTGATATTGTGCGTGAGATTGAGTTGTCTATCTCGAATAAGAATGTCTATCTCAAGGATCTTGCCTCTGCTAACAGCACTCATATTGCAGGTGTTGTAAACGTGGGTAAGGACGTTAAACTTGGTCTTGAACTGTATTATGATGATCTTGACCTGCTTACACAGGTTCGGGCACTTACACAGTGTGGATTTAAGTTTACGTGTGATAGCAAGACTTTCACGCTTACGGGTGTTCAGTTCCCCGAGTATCCCCTTGATGTCAAGCCTGATGAGGTTATTGGGGATAAATTGGAATCGCTGCAAGTTACCGGGCTTACCATAGCCTCCTAAATATTTTTTACTGATTATTATGGTTAACGTTATTATTAACAATGAAACATATGAACTGTCTGATGAACCTTATCATGGTATTGTGCGTAAGGTTCGGAAGATGCAGAAAGCAATGCTTATTGATCTTCTATCCAGGTTCAAGGATGAACTTGACGATAGTATGAAAATTGAAGATGCTCTTGCTATGATTGCAAACAAGCATCCCGATGAAATTATTGAATATTCTGAGCGTGAAGAAGATTTCATTGTGGTTACTACGATTTCTCTCGCTACAAATAAGATGTGGAATATAGAGGACTTTGACACTGTTCCTATTGGGGAAATGGATAAGATTTTCCAACAGTGTAAGGATGTTCTTGGCGGCGATGTGAACCGTTTTTTCAGAGGTTACGCGACGAATACACAGGAAGCGCCGAAGGAACTCAAGTTGAAGAAGAAGTAGGACAACTTTCTTTTTCAAACAATAAAGTAGCAGAAGTGCGTAAGAAACTCAAAGAACGTAAATACTTACGTAATCTTCTGGAAGAGGATACTTACTATAAGAAAATAGCGCGATGGAAACATGCATTGCGTAATGGGTCTGACGATGAAGATTTTGCAGACTTTGTATTAATTGATGCTTTTGGTTGGTCATGGGATGAAATAAACAATATTCCAGAACAGAAGTATCTTGCTATTTCTAAAATATTGTCCTTAAAGAATGCTGAAGAAGCAAAGCAGGCTAAACGACAGAAGCAGAAGAAAAGGTGAGATTGATGCAACTTGGAGATAATGACATTGTAATTTATGTCGGCGGTAATATTACTGACTTTCAAAATAAGATGGCACAGGCACAAGGTATTACTGCCGCTACTAGTGCATCAATGGCAGGAACAATAGGACGTATGGGTGGTTCTATTGAAAGAACACTCAAAACAACCGGCAACACTGTTGTAGGTGCTACGGGTGCTGCTTCTGTCGCAATGGTCTATCCTCTTACTCGTATTGCAGGTTCCATTTTTGAAATCGGTAGTGAACTTGATTCAACGTCGCAGAAAACTACCGCTGTTTTTGATTTGATGGGACGTAATGTAAACGATGTTAAGAAAGATTTAGAAGATTTTGCCTTTTCACTTGCCGGTAATGCAATGTTCTCAGCAAATGAGATCATGGAGTCTATGTATGGTATGGCTCAGGCAGGTATGCAGGTTGAAGATATTTATACATTAATGCCTGAAGTTATCAACCTTGCAACTGCACAAAACATGGATCTTGATACTACTTTTAAAATGTTATACGGAACATTGCAGGCATATAAATTAAATGCTTCTGATGCTACAAATGTAACTCACGCTATGGCAGCATCAATGAGTGCATCGGTGCTTGATGCTGAAGATTTAGTGTATGCGTTAAAATATATTAATCCTACATTTGCTGCGCTTGGTTACAGTTATAATGAAGGATTAACAATGATTGCAATGTTACGTGATTTGACTTTCACTGGTCAGAATGGTGGAAGAATCTTACGTGACGCATTTACTGATTTAATTGCCCCTACTGCTGAATCAATGAATATTATGCGTAAGTGGGGTATTTCGGTCTATACCAACAGTGAAGAAATAAATGGTTTAGTTGCAGAGTATTATAGTGCATCTGAAGCACTTGAACAGATGAAGAGTGATACATCTGCATCTAACGAAGAAATACAAAAACATAAAGATTTTATTATTCAGTTACAAGGGCAGATGGTAGGTTTAGATAAATCATCTGAGCAATATAAGAGTTTAAAGAAGGCACTTGATGAAGCACTTTACGCAGAACGTGTAATGAAGAATGAAGTTAGTAAATCTAATTCTGCAATAGAAACACAGACTGCTAAAGTAAAAGCCCTTGAAAAACAAGTTAATGATTTCTCCGCTACCGGAATGAAAGCGCCTGCTGAAATTCTTAATGAATTGTGGAAAGCACGCGAAGCGGGCATGACTGAAGGAGA